TGCTCGTTGCCATATACCATAATGTACCGCATGTATTACGGGTGGGTGTGCAACGATCTCATGGAAGGACGCATCTTCAATGAGATTGCTGTGGGCACCAACCCGTATTCTGCGGAATGGGATATCTTGGCGAGAACCATGCAATCTAAGGGCAAGAAGGTCATTGCTGGAGATTTTTCCGGTTATGACAATTCTCAATCTGGGCAGCTCATCCATGCTGTTATGGAAGTGATGAAAAGACTCACGGGCCTCACATCTGAGCGTGATTTACGCATCATGGATGTGATGGCCGTAACTTTGGCTCAGCCATACCATAGGTCCTCAGGGTTCGTTTATGAGCTTGACCATGGTATGCCCTCGGGCAACCCAATGACGAGTATCATGAATTCTATTTTTGGTATGATCGCATTTAGGTTGTGTTGGTTGAAGTGCACTCAAGGTCAGTTCATCTCGCCTCAGCTAGCGTTAAAAGCGTTTAACGACAACGTGCAGCTTTTAATGTATGGTGATGACAACCTGGTCAACGTTTCTGACGAGTTCATCCGGTTCTTCAACCAGAAAACTATGATGGATAGTTTTCCAGCATTTGGTTTGAAGTACACTAGTGACAACAAGGAGGACAAAAACCCTCCGATGTGGCGTTCTATTAAGGAAGTGAGCTTCCTTAAGAGGACTTTCAGGTTTGATGACACATTGGGGAGGTATGTTTGTCCTTTGGACCTTTCGACGATTGACTCCATGCTTGATTTCACAAAGCGAGGTGGTAGCAGTGATTCCATTACTTTGGATAACTGTGAAAACGCTATGCGTGAGTGGAGTTTGCATGGCAGAAAGCTGTACGAGAGGAAGGTTGCCAAGTTGGCGCCTTTGGTGGTTGATGCTTTTGGAGAGGAGCTTGAAGTAGTCCCATTCAAGACAGCATTGTATGCCACCGTGAACTATGAGCCTGAGTGGCTCATGGAGCGCCTTTAAGGCACAACAACCCCCTCTGGTTACCGTGTGCGTGGGATTCAATACCCAGTCTAAACTCGCGCACATTGGCTTTGGGGGCCAAAGACACTGAGCTTTTGAGCTTTACCGGACCAGGACAGTGTATAAAGTCCAGGCCAGCTGGGTAGCATGCGTTTGGTTGGTTCACCGACGCATGTGAATTAAATGGACTGCTGATTCGCAAGATAAACATTTGATTCAGTCTGATACGGCCACTGACGTTGTTAACGATCAGACCCACCAGACACATGCCACTACAGCTTTCACAGCCGATGATTCTGCAAAGGTCACAACACCTGTTGACGTTTCTCTTGGGAAGCGGTACGATGTTGTATCCTCGGTTGATTATAGTAAGTTAGCATTGCATCAATTGCTTTCACAACCTGTTATCATCAACCAAGGAGTTTTGACTGCTGGTACTCCAGCGTTATTGACCTTTTTCAGTCATTCAGCTTTGTTGGAAGCTTCACCATTCCACTTAGAGAAGATACGAGGATATTACGGCATTCGCGCCACTGTGGTCATCCGCCTTGTTTGCAATGCTGACAAGTATACACAGGGACGCGTCGCCATTTCGTATTATCCGGTTTCAACTCTATTAGGTAGTGTGAAACGTGATGATCATCGCCACGTTACTCAACTACCTCATGCTGAATTGGATTTCAACCTT